GTTACGCTGCCATACATCAACAGCTTGGTGCAATCAAGAATCAAGTACACAAAGTACAAGATGAGGTATTCGGTTACTAATGGCTACAAAAAAGCAACAAACCAGAATAAATGAATTTAATTTAATTAAGAGTACGCTGTTTCCAAACGGTCAGATTCCCCCTATGGCTGAAATTCAGGAACGTTTGTCTAGCGGTAACTATTCTGTGCGAGATGGGCTGATTGCTCGTTTGTATAAGAATGGTGTGCCTGTAGACCCTTTCCTGCTTAAAAACGATGAAACAAAAGTATTTGCTACAGCAGTTGAAAAAGCATTTCCTAATCCAACTAAAGTGGCTAGAAACATTGAGGGTATTGCAGGCACAATAACTAAACTTGCTAGTTCCAAAATACCACTTGATTCATCGTTTACTGAATTAGAAGTTGCTAGTCGCGCACCTGATTTTAGTGATGATACTAGGACTAAAATTGTAAAGCCCATCGTTGAAGATGTAAAGTCTGTTATTGCAGGTGATGTAAAAAGAACAGTAACTGGAACCCGTAAACTTGCAAAAGGTGCAATTCCAATCGGTGTTCTTGAAGGAGTCATGAAAGGAATTGGTAATATTACTGACCCTATTATTCGTGATGCTGTTGTAGCAAGTATGCTTGGTTATAGAGGAACAGACCTCTCTGGTATTGTAACAAACGCAGAACAAGCAGAAGAGATGTATCCCGCTCGTCCGTACTATGACAGACAATCTCAAGTTATGATGTCTCCTGATGCAGAGTTACCGGGCGGGGGTAGAAAAGGAAAAGGACCAGACAGACCTCTTGGTCCAGTTATGGCACAGATTATGAATCGTCGGTACGATTCTGCTGTAGATGGAGAATTATTTCCAGATGTAACAACAGGGAAGTTAACTGCCGCACTTAAAAAGCATGTTTACCCCAATATAGACAAGGACACACTGAAACTTCTTAAAAAAACACCTAGCGGTTACACTGATATGCGTCGTATTGTGGCTTCAGCTATAGCCAATCAGCTAGGTAATCCACAAGCTGCTGCAGAAATCATCAGTCATAAAGGTGACCCATCAGAAAAGATTGACCGTGTTATGACCGGGTTCTACACAGATGTTGAAAACATCGATTCATTAGAAGCACGTCGTACAGCATTGATTGGTTTTGAAAAGCTGATGGCTGATGCTACAGGTCAAGTTGATGCAAAGGGGTTAGGTACATATCTAAGATTAAATTTAAACCCAGAGTTTAACGCTACTTATCCTGAGTTTAAAATAAAAGCTGGCTCTGAAGTAGCTTCAGCCGTTAAAGTTACACCTGCAACACCTGAACAAGTTGAAGCTGGTAGTGACCTTTCTGCTGCTCGTATGCAACAGTCTGCAGCCGAAGCACGATTAAGTGCAGAACAGTCTGGATTACAAGCTGACCAAACTACCATAGAGCGAGGTAAGATAGCACCAGAGGTTGCAGAGGCACAGGCTGCTGTAGCAGGTGCAAAGAAAGAACAGGCTGCTCAAGCTGCCTCAGATGAAGCTGAAGACCTTAAAAAGGGACTTATAAACAAATACGCACGTCCCATGACAAAGGCAGGAGCGAAGGTTGCAAAAGTCGTTCTTCCGGGCGTAGGTGTTGCAGTAAGTATGTTGGCAGCAAAAGACACTTCCGCTGCAGTTTTTGAACAAGCTACAAAATTAGGCCTTCCTACCCCAGTGGCAAAAACTGCTGGATATATAGCAGGCGCGACAGAGTTTTTACCCGTAACACCATCAGACATTGTTTCTGTTGCAAAGGCTATACCAACAGAGCCAACGATGGTTACACAAGCACAGCAGCGTCAACAGGCTGCACAGTACGATTTTGGAGACGAGTTTGGAAACATACCCCCAGATACAGGGCAATCTATTCCAACTGCTCCGTTAAATATTCCTGACCCTGTTCCGTCAAACATGGGTATGTTATCTGCAGGAGCAGCAAAGGAAAGAGTTAACCTTGCCACTAGAGCCGCAGAGCAAGGTGAAGAAACTACACTAACAGGCTCATTTTTACAACCTCAATAACAAGGAGCATAGCAATGTCCAACTTGAATTTTGGAGAAGGCTATATCATGAACTCTGATAAAACATCCGTCGATGACCAGATGGGAGCAGCAGACCTATACCGTGAAGGTTTAGAGTTTGATACTAAAACTGCTCAAGGTGTTCTTACAGAAGATATGCCTAAAGTAATGACCAAAAAAGCAGTTGACCCTTCTCTAATGAAGATGGCTGAAGAACGCGATTACTAAAATGTCTGATAACTTTCTTGAACCTGCAGATGATACTGCCGTTAACATAATCAATCCAGAAGAAAAGATGCCCGGTCTTGTTGGGTACATCAAAGGTAAACTGCAAGATTCTGAGAACGGTAGGTATTCGTACGAACAGAGATGGCTAAAAGCATATAAGAACTTTCGGGGGATTTACGATTCTACTACTCAGTATCGTGATTCTGAGAGGTCAAAGGTATTTATAAAGATTACCAAAACTAAAGTGCTTGCTGCTTATGGGCAGATTGTAGATATCCTGTTTGCTAATAAGAAATTTCCTATTGTAGTCGAACCTACCCCTGTTCCAGAAGGAATAGCGGAGTTTGCTCATATAGGTACACCACTTGACGATATCATTGACCCGTACGGTTTTGATGGTGACGGTAGAGAATTACCTTTTGGTGCAACGCAAGCTACTGGGGGTGATTTCTTAGGCGGGTTACAAGGAAGATATCAGAACGCGAACTTAAAAGAAGGTCCAGCTTTGATGGGGGAACCTCAGATAAGCCCGGCTCAAAAAACAGCATTGAATATGGAAAAGCAAATCCATGACCAACTGTTGGATACAAGTGCAGTTAACGTTATGCGTAGTGCTATTTTTGAATCTGCATTACTAGGAACGGGGGTGGTAAAAGGGCCGTTTAACTTTTATAAACGTATTCATAAGTGGGAACGTAGTGACCAAGGAGAACGTATGTATACGCCGTATGAGCGTATCGTTCCTCGTATTGAGCATGTTCCTATTTGGGACTTTCACCCTGACCCTTCTGCAACCAGCATTGAAGACTGCGAATACGTTATCCAACGTCATAGAATGAACCGACAGCAAATACGAGGACTTATAAATCATCCTCATTTCAATAGCGTTGCTATCGAAAATGCTCTTGCCACTGGTCCAAATTACAATGACAAGTATTACGAAGATACTATTCGAGAGGATGAAACTGAAGCGTACTATCAAGAAGGGCGTTTTGAAGTTTTAGAATACTGGGGAGTACTTGATTCATATCTAGCAAAAGAGGCAGGATTAGAAGAAGCAGACCAAATGAGTCCGTTTGACCAAGTGCAAGTCAATGTGTGGGTTAGTGGTAACGAAATTCTTCGTTGTGTAGTAAACCCGTTTACTCCCGCTCGTATTCCTTATCAGGTGTTTCCGTACGAAATCAACCCATATCAAGTATGGGGAGTTGGTATTGCAGAGAATATGGAAGATGCTCAAATGCTGATGAACGGACACGTTCGGATGGCAATCGATAATCTTGCCTTGGCAGGTAATCTTGTATTTGATGTGGATGAGGCAAGTCTTGTACCGGGACAGAACATGGATATTTTCCCCGGTAAAATATTCCGTCGTCAGTCAGGGGTCACAGGCACAGCAATCAACGGACTAAAGTTTCCTAACACTGCACCTGAAAACATTCAGATGTATCAGATTAGCCGACAGCTTGCTGACGAGGAAACAGGTCTGCCATCCATCATGCACGGACAAACAGGTGTGACAGGCACAGGGCGCACCGCATCTGGTCTGTCAATGCTACTGGGGGGAGCAAGTCTTTCCCTCAAGACAGTTATTAAAAATATCGATGACCACTTGTTGAAACCCTTAGGTGAAGCATACTTTCAATGGAACATGCAGTTTAATGACGATGCACCTGACATTGAAGGCGACCTTGAAATCAAACCACGAGGCGTAGCTGCAGTCATGCAGAAAGAAGTACGCAGTCAGCGACTTACTACTTTACTGCAGACAGCATCCAATCCGTCTCTTGCACCGTTTATCAAGATACCAAACTTGGTACGTGAACTTGCTATCGCACAAGACATCGACCCTGATAGCTTGGTAAATGATGTTAACGAAGCGCAGATTTTTGCAGAGATATTAAGAGGATTACAAAATGCTCAACAAGACACAGGCCAGCAAGGTCAGCCCACTGGTGGCGAACAAGGAAGCATGGAACAGTCTGGACCAACACCTGCAGGAGCAAATCCAAATGACGCTTCGGGCGTTGGTGGCGGCACAATCGGAACTGGAAGTGTTCCGGTTGCAGGGGAAGATAACTTCACTGGAACAAATCAAGGGACTGAAGGCTGATTACGAAGCTGCAATAAAGGAAAGCATAAGTGGGCAATAGCATACTTGATAGTTACATGGCAAATCTTGCAGGCAGAACGGGTGCTGCAGGCGTAGCCACGGGCATGTTATATCAGCAGCGGACGGGCAGGTCTTTTCTTCCTTACATGGGGAAGCCAAAGGTATCTCGTGGTGCAGCAGAGGCCGGTGGAGTTGCACGAGAGTTAGGGTACGAAGAAAGTGGTCCTAGCGGTCCGCAGCCTACCGCAGGCGATAGAATAAAAGATGAAAACAACGATGGTATTCCTGACGGGATTAATATTGTATCTGGTACAGGAGATACATTCAGAGTATTGCCAACAAAAACAGGCAGTTTTACACAAATAAGTCAACGTTACGATGAACAGGTAAAGAAAGAAAAACAAGAAGCTCTAGAAAAGCAGCTTACTGTAAAAGGCGTAAGTTCAAAATTAAAAAGTTTAGTTAAAAAAGAAGCAGGTCGTGCGCTAGGTATTCCTGATAGTAGATTTGATATCGCAAGTGGAAGGGACGTTATTGCAGGAGGTGTAAAAACAGGTATACCCCTGATAGATTTTTTACAACCTTTAGGTCAAAAAGCATTTGAAAAGTTTACGTTGCCAAAGATAGAAAAGGCGGCTGCACAGGCTGCGTTAGGGGCAGAAGGATTTGGTGTATTTACGTTAGGGGGAGGTTTAACAATAGGTATGACTCCCGATGGAATAGTAGGCGACGTAGATAACTTTCTTGACCGCACAGGGCGCACCCGAACCCAACTTGAAAATGAATTAAGAGATAAGATATCTGCTGGGCTAGGCGGTGGATATTTGCAAAACATGTATCAAGAATATACGAGCAGCCCGATTACACCTTTAACACCAGAAGCAAATATTAAAGGTCGCTACATGTACGAGCAGAGCATAATCGGTTCTACTTTAGACGACGAATTAAAAAGTGAACTGCTTGGTGGTGCAGACCTCAGACCAACTATAGATTACACGTTTGCTTATGAAGATGGTACATATGGCAGCGGAAAAACTACAGGGTTTGCTGGTGTGGTTAGACAAGATGCTTCTACAGGAGAGATTATAACTTCTAATACGCCCACTGGTACGTATCGTGATGATTATGAGCAGAGTTCTTCTGATGATGACAATACTGGTGGTGGCGTAAGCTTTAGTGGTTCAGACCCTGCATCTCAACAAGAAGAAATGGAATCTGCAGCAGGTGTAGGTGGTGATTTTGGCGGTTTTGGTAGTTTTTTTAGTAAGGGCGGACGTACTCATATGAAAGAGGGGGGTACGTCAGGTGACCCCATACAAGGAACAGGATTTGTATCTGGCCCACCGAATCAGTTTACAAAGAGTGAGACAGTGGCTGACACAGAGTACCGTCAGGTGCGTGATGGTTCTTTTGTTCTTAATGCACCTACTGTTGAAAGGTTACAGAAGCTAGGAATGTTACCCTCTAGGGTTGACAAACCTAAAAAAGTTGCTAAAATAAAAGCGAGAAAGGGTGGTTTAATTGACGTAGCTTTATCTAAAGGCGAAGTCGTTATTGAACCAGAGGACATTAAAAGCTTTGGTGGCTACGATGCCTTAGAACGCCTCAACAATGTTGGTAAGTCCGAAGTAGACCGTAGACAAGCAAACATGGGCGGTAGAGTAATGGGGTACTCAGGCGGCGGCGGTGTATTAACTCCTAGAGGTGGTATTTTAGGCACAGGTAGAATTGGTATTTTAGGAACGCCTTTCGTATCTGGTGGTTCATCTGATGTAAATCCTCCACCTCCACCCCCTGTTTCATCTGAAGACTCATTTGTAAAAATACAACCTTCTTCTCCTGACAGTTACAAACCTTTTATACCTGAACTTTCTCCGTTTGAAAAGTTGACAGCAGATTTGTTACTTAGATTAGAAGGTAACGAAGCACAGGGGTACGTTCCAAAGAAAATAGGAGATGACCTTAGCGGAGTGAGTATAGGCATTGGATTTGATATAGGTCAACACAGCGTAAAAGATTTAGAACGTATGGGTTTTAATTCTGATATTATTTCTAAATTTACTCCTTACTTAAAAAAACAAGGCGATGAAGCTAGAGCAATTCTAAAACAAGAACCTTTAGAACTAAATGCAGACGAATTAGCCGAAGTAAATAGAATAACGTTACGAAGCAAAATAGAAAGCTTTGATAAGTTTTTCCCTGAATACAAAGATGTTAATGATATTGACCGTGCTGTCCTTATATCTGCGGATTGGATTGGTGGATTAAGACCAACAGAAGAACATCCAAAAGGACGATACAAAACATTTAAAAATACTTTTAGAGATACTTTAAGCATGGAGACTGCAATACAAAAAGGTCTTTTTGCAAGAATAGAGAATAAGGGTGACCCTGAACACAATCGAGCAGAGAAAGCATTAGATTGGATTCAGGAGACAAGGCAAAAGGTACGTAGGAGTAAACCAGTTCCTACCCCAACGCCCCAACCTAATTAGTCAGCTACCCGCACAGCGGCCCTGACGTAACCGAAGCGGCTACCTACAAGCCAAGTAGCCCCGCAAGATGAGGTAAAACAAATGGCAAAAAAAGTTCGCGGACACCGCGCAAATAAACCAAACGATTCCTTTGGAACCATAAACAACAACAATCTTTACAGAGGCGGATACCGTGAAGACGTGTACGCTGAAGAAGACAAGGATGTTGAAGAACAACAGGCGCAGCCTGAAGAAGAAAAAACTGAACCTAGTTTTGTTCAAGGTGAAGCAGAAGTCAAGCATGACTACAAGAAACGCTATGACGATTTAAAACGGCACTATGACGAAAAGGTACAAGAGTTCAAGGACAAAGAGAAACAATTAGAAGCGACCCTCACTGAAGCTACTCGCTCACAAGGTATCTCTCTACCCAAAACAGAAGAAGAACTCGTCAAGTTTAAAGAAGAATTTCCTGACGTGTATGACGTAGTAGAAACTATTGCTACTATGAAAGCAGGTGAACGGGCGCAAATTCTTGAACAGGAACTTGAAACCATTCGTGAAAAAGAACAGAATACAAGGGTTCAAGCGGCATACCAAGAACTTATAAATTCTCATCCTGATTTTAATGAAATTAGACAGGACGAGAAATTCTTAGGATGGTTAGAAGAACAACCGCCTAGCATATCCGATGGTATTCTTAAAAACAATACAGACGCTCGTTGGGCTTCACGTGTTGTTGATTTGTACAAAGCTGATGTAAATATCACACCTAAACGTACAAAGAAGAAAAAGGAAGATGCTGCCGTATCTGTAGGTGCTGCGAAAGCACGTGACCTCACAGACTCACGGACTGAAGGTAGGATGTTTAAAGCATCCGACATCGCCAAGATGAAACCTTGGGAGTTTGAAAAGATGGAATCTGAAATCGACTCTGCAAGGGCTGAAGGGCGAATCGACTATAACTCTTAATCCTCAAAGGAAGGGATTGAACAATGGCTTTTGATTCAGCCGCAAGTTACGCAAACTTGCCTTCCGGGAACTTTACCCCGGAAATTTTCAGCCAAAAAGTTCTCAAATTCTTCCGTCGTGCTTCGGTTGCAGAAGATATTACTAATACCGACTACGCTGGCGAAATTGAAAACTTTGGCGATACGGTTCGCATAATTAAAGAACCGACTATCACTGTATCCAGCTATACGCGTGGTTCAGTGGTAAACCCACAGGACTTGGCTGATGACCAGACTACTATGGTTGTTGACCAAGCTAACGCGTTTGCATTTAAGATTGACGACATTGAAGAGCGTCACTCTCATGTAAACTTTGAAGCATTGGCTACTTCTTCAGGAGCATACTCTCTGAAGCGTAAGTACGATGCGAATATCCTCGACCAGATGGCAACTGATGCTGGTCTAAACGGTGAATCCGGTGCAACCACTGCTCAAATTTCAGGCATTGGTACGCTTGGTTCTGCCTTGGATATCGGTGGCAACTCTAGCCCCGGCGATTTAGCTGTAAATACTATGCTTGTCATGGCTGCAGCACTTGATGAACAAACTGTTCCTGAAGAAAATCGTTGGTTTGTTGCTCCCCCATTGTTCTACAAGCACCTATTCTCAGCAGGTGGTAAGTTTGCAGAAGTTCAGGTAACTGGCGACGGCACTTCCCCACTGCGTAACGGTCTTGTATCTTTGGGCAACATTGCTGGATTTACTTGTTACAAGTCAACTGCTCTCGTTTCAAGCGGCGGCACTGACCAAGTAACTGTGTCTGGTCTAGCAACTGACGGAAGTGAGAACATCATTCTTGGTGGTCACCTCTCTTCAACTGCAACTGCTTCGCATATTGCGAAGACTGAAGTTGTACGTTCAACTGAAACCTTTAGCGATATCGTTCGCGGATTGCATGTCTTTGGTCGTAAAGTATTACGTCCAGAAGCTATCGTTCGTGGCGTTGTCAGCTTAGACTAATAAGGGAGACTACTAATGGCGACTTATAATCGTACTGTAACTGGTGGTGGAACTATTGGTCACCCCGGAAATGTTGCACGTCCTTACGTTGTAACTTCACCTGTCTATGACGCTGTAGATAACACTAGCCTTGCTGGTGATGATATTGTACAACTCGTAGACTTGCCTGCAGATACTATGGTAATTGGTGGTTGCTTGGAAGTTCTTGAAGCTTCTGGTAATGCTAATGTTACTCTTGATGTGGGTACATCAACCGACGTTGATGCTTTTGTTGATGGTGGCGGTTCTAACGCTGCTGCTGACATTCAGTTTAACCTGAAAGCTGCAGGTGGTAATATCGTTACTTCTGCTGATACCGTCATGGTAACTGTTTTGGATTCGGGTTCATCTGGAACCACTGCTCTACGCTTCCGCGTTCATGCAGTGTGTGTGGATATTTCACAAAATCCTACTGAGTCAGCAACTGTCTCAACAGGCACATAATATTAGTCGGGGGGGCGGGGCGACTTGCCCCCTTGACGAACCCGGAAATTTGTGATATAAGCAAATAACATTGCCGGGAGATATACCATGTTTATTACGTTTATTAAAGTCTGTTCTATAGTTGCTGCATTTGAGTGCGTTGAATTTCAGGACAGTAGAGGACCATATAAAACCTTAAAAGAATGTGAAGATAGAGCGAGAGTGATGGCTTTAGATTTACAAAGGGTAATCATACCCCCTGTAGAATTTAGCTATAAGTGTTCACAACAACTCAAGCAAGAGTACTCTACCTAATCATGAATTACATTACAAGCAATATACCGTATTTTAAAGTTTGGGTGCGGAGAGAATACACAACAAACTTCGACCGATATCAAGGTGAATTTCTTCATGCGATGGCAATAGGAATAACTACCCTGCCAATGCGAACTCTTAGTTTCCAACTGTTGTTTACTGGATGCGAAGAAGAAGAAGAAAATGTACATGGTGGTGCTATGTGGGCTAGGATGCCTCTTACTGCACTTGTAGGTGATACGCCTCTAGATGAGTGGCCTGAACCAATACCTACACATCTTGCGCAGCCTTGGGACTGCCAATCACACCATCATTCGGTGTTTGTTTTGAATAGAGCAACACCATGCCCTTGGTTGGCAAAGATAGACGGAGAGTTCTATCCTGCAAAGTATTACTTTACTGTCGATTACACTGACACTGAGGTAGCTGATGACCCTGCTCAACACAAACAAAGTCATGTTTTGGAATTGTTGGATGCAGGTAAGTGGACAGGCAACATGGTTGCTCTTCCCAACAATAGAGTCCGGGTTACTAATCCTGCGTGGTTTGTAACCGGAGAAGGCCCACCGGATTTTGCACCAAGTCAGTGGGTACACCATTCAAAACAAGACCCTAATTATGTAACTGACACAGCAAGGGTATTTGACAATCTTTATGCGGAGCAAGACGATGAAGAAGATGATGAATAAAAAAAGCAAGGGCATGGCTCGTGGTGGACGTTCTGCCATGAAATCTAAAGGATATGCCAAAGGCGGTAAAACAAAAATGCGTTCTAAAGGTATGGCTAAAGGCGGTAAAGCAAAAATGCGGTCTAAGGGCATGGCAAAGGGCGGTGCAAAGATGACTCTTGCATCAATTCGTTCTGCTGCAAAAGCAAAAGGCTACAAGCTAGTAAAAGTGTAGTCATGGCTAGACGTGGACTATATGCCAACATAGCTGCTAAAAAACGCAGAATAAAGGCGGGTAGCGGAGAGACTATGCGTAAACCCGGAAGCAGGGGTGCGCCAAGCAAAGCTAACTTCAAACGTGCAGCACAAACAGCAAGGAAGAAGTGATGGCTCGTAAACAAGATAAGATGCCAGCCCGTAACAAAAAGAACTTTCGACCAACGAAGTCGGGAGCAGGAATGACTAAAGCTGGGGTGGCTGCTTATCGGCGAAAGAACCCCGGTTCCAAACTAAAAACAGCAGTAACAGGAAAAGTAAAGCCGGGTAGCAAAGATGCTAAACGGCGTAAATCTTTCTGCGCTAGGTCTGCTGGACAAATGAAGAAGTTTCCCAAAGCTGCTAAGAATCCTAACAGCCGTTTGCGTCAAGCAAGGAAGAGATGGAAATGTTAACTGCACTGATTGGACCCATAAGCAACATCGCTTCTACGTGGCTTGAGGGCAAAGTAGAAGAGAAAAAAGCACAGTCAGCTACAAAGGTAGCCAAGGCTCAAGCGGAAGCTGTAGTTATGCAGAAAAAAGCTACAGGCGAAATTGATTGGGACTTAGAGATGGCTCGTGCTTCATCATCAAGTTGGAAAGACGAGTGGCTGGTAATTTTGTTTAGTATCCCGCTGATACTAGCCTTCATACCCGGCATGGAAGAAGTTGTAGCAAACGGGTTTTTGCAGTTAGAAATGATGCCTGAGTGGTATCAATATTCCTTGGGAGTTATCGTTGCCGCTTCTTTTGG